TCCACTGTCTTCAACACTTCCAGCACTGAGTAACCCTGACCGCTGCCTATGTTGTAGGCATAAAAACCAGGATTGCTCAGCAGCCATGCCATGCCCATCACGTGTGCGCGAGCTATGTCGCTCACATGCACATAGTCTCTGACACAGGTACCATCAGCAGTGACATAATCGCCGCCATACACATGGAATTTCTCACCTCTGAGCTGGCTTTCCATGATGCGTGCTATGATGTGCGTGGCACCAGGTTCCTGCCCCAGATTGGCTCGGGGATCAGCACCCACTGCGTTGAAGTAGCGGAATGCCACAGCATTTAGACCGTAGGCTGCACAATAGTCACGCAGTATCATCTCCCCAACCAGCTTGGTACGACCATAGGGGTTCACTGGATGGAGTATGCTGTTCTCGCGAGCAGCATCCTGTCCGTCGCTGTACACAGAACTGCTGCTGCTGAAGATCACGTTGTTGATCTTGTGCTTGCGCATGTGATCCAACAGCGTGAGCATGCCTGCCACATTGGTGCCGTAATAGCGTGCAGGATCTGTGACACTGGGTCCCACCAAGCTGGCAGCTGCACAGTGTATCACTGCCTTGGGCCTCACGCTGGATATGGCATGCAGGGCTTCGCCACTGTCATAGCTGTTGTGTATGACATCGTCAGCCCATTGATGTGTGTGCGTGAGTGCTCGCGCACGATTGTCAATCAACAACACCTTGGTCTTGGTGGTGCGTTTGATCTCCGCAGCTATGTGGCTGCCCACATAGCCGCATCCACCTGTGATTGCGATCCAATTGGCCATCAGTTGCGATTGGCAATAAGGAGAATCTCTTCGATCTCGTCCAGTTCCTCGCGACCGTCTGCCAGCGCATCACGGTTTTCCTGCATCTTGTAGGCCACCCGGATGGCCTTGTTCAGCACTGTTTTCTTGATTTCTAGTTCGCCTGCGATGGCATCAATAGTCTCCCTGAGACCTTCCTTCAGTGTTTCTACGTCGCGGGTGATGGCCACGCCTTGGTTGATCAATTCCTTGACCTTGGCTTTGTCGCTCTCGCTGAGGCTTCCGATGCTCATTTGAATCTCCAATAGTTAATAATGCTTTGATGTTAAAGGTTGATCAGTGCGCTGTCAACTGCTGATACTGCTTTTTGAAATCGTTGCCTGTGCATACCTTCCAAGTCACTGGCGATTTTCAAAAACAGCTGCCTATTTGCCAGTAATCGCCTAACATTATCACTGCGCCAACACTGCCAATGATCTATGTCATGGGCGCACAGCCTGGCCAATTGATCAACTGCCAGTGACACTCGATTCACGGGGTTGGCCTCTTCATCATAACCGTGATCTATGATGTCATCAAAGCAATCAAAACCAAGATCACGCAGAGCTGCCACGCTGCCAAATGCACTGTTTAGGATGAAAACCTGCCCCAGCAGCAGTGGCTTGCTGGTTTTTTCCGTGAGCTGCATCAGCTTCCAACGGTCGCCGATAGCCGGATCAGGGTCCTCCCAGTTGCTCTCGCATACCAACTGTGCGAACGCCCCAGTGATGGCAGGATCCAAGACACTGCGTATGTGTATGGCCAGGTCATCATGAGACACTGGCCCATCAATATAGATGGGAAATCTGTGTCGCAGTCTGTCTGGGACCAGCATGAACTCATTGGGTCCGTGAGTGTAGCCCTGATAACCACCGCTACCGCAGCTGATGCGCCCATATGGTTCCAGGCCTCGGTCCAGTAGCTCACAGGCTGCCATGATCCTGTGCCTGCGAGGTACCCTGGCCAACATCACGTAATGATGATGTATTGCATGGCTAAACTCTGCAACCCTATTGGTATCTGGATTGCTGAACGCTGTGAGGCTCTGGCCGTATGCCAGTCCCTGATTGCCTGCGTCGCTCCAAAGCATGATTCTATCTGAATTTATACCGAGGTTGGCCAGGCATTCTAACAGCTTTGCTATGTCTGAACGTGCAGTGGTCATACCCTCATCATCCAACACCAATACAGCATCAGCGTGCTGAGCAATGCTGTCAATGGGAATGTGATCTAGGATCAACACCGCAGTGAGGTGCAGCACACAGATCTTGTGAGCAGTATGCAGCTGTTCCAGCCTGTGTAGCCAGTTGGAACCATAGTTGCTGAGATCAAACGGTTGGTATGCGGCTAAATCGCTGCTGCCTATCGCGCAGTGTCTGCCCAGTTGCAGCGTGTGCCATGTTGCCAACATGTGTGAGTTTAGACTATGTGCTGCTGTACGATCAACTCAGATATCAAGGAAATGGCTCAGTGAGATATTGCGCTCAACGCTCATGGTACCTGCCAAACTGGTATTCACAGCGTGTGTGGAACTTACCAGCAGATTGCTGCCGGTACCCACCACCGTGATGCTGGGTGATCCGAACATGCCGTACATCTGGACACCATTGTTCCATGGCAGCCACTTCTGACCGTCGGTGCTGGTCCAATAGGTATATTGTGTGAGATTGCTGTATGCACCAGCCACCCAGTGGTCATTGAACCATATCACTGATCGAAAGAAATACCCTGGTTTGTTATTACTGGTCCAACCAACTGTGTCGCTGCTGAAGATGATCATACCACTGCTCACAGCCACGAGATGACCATCTGGATTGGCAGCTATGGCCACAAAATCCAACTGGTTGGACGGTTTACCTCCCAGTATGGTGTTGGTGGTGCTGCCCAGAGCTATGTTGGTAGCTGTGGAGTAATTGGTTCCCATGATGGTGTTGGTGGTACTGTTCACATAATCGCCCAGCAACATGCTGCCGGTGCTGTTGATTCTGGCACTGACACCATTGAAGAACGGACTGGTATTCCACGTAGGGGCACCCAGATCAGCAGTGTTGATCACCATGCCGCGACCACTGAAATACAGCGTGCCTGCTATCTCTGTCACGTCATAGAGTGGGCGGTTCACAAAGCTGCTGGACACACTGACCTGCACCCAGGTATTGCGATCTGGCACATCACCGCCGCCGATCCAATTGACGTTTTCTGTGTACCAAATGTCTGGTTGGCCGTTTACATGTCCCACTGCCACCCAGACGTTGGTGGTCACACCGTTGACCATGATGTTTTCAAAATAGCGAACGTTATGGAACCAGCTGTTGGGATAGGGATGAGTAAACGCTTGGTTCCAGGTATAGGGGCTGCCGCTTTCGTTGATCAGTATCTGTGCTACTTGGTCATTGAGCTCGTATTCACCGGGCAGCGTGTTGTGATCGTTGTAGATCCTCGAACCTGCAATGGCAAATATTGGACGGCTCCCACCATTGGTGCCCCAGCTCACGCCCAGTGCAGTGAAGTTGGCGTCCAGCAGCCTGTCTGCCGTCCATGTGACCAGATCTGCGCTAGTTGCGCTCCATCCGCTGTCGCTGATGCTGACGAAAACCGTGCCGTATGAATTTGATGTGATGCCCTGTGCCCGCATGTTAGCAGGGAAAGGTTGTGTGATCTGGTTGGCACTGCTCCACAGATATCCATCCGTGCTGGTGGTGATACCGCTGACACCAATCACGCGATCATATCGCTGTCCTGCACCTATGAGTATACTCATCTCTGCTCCGCTGTGAGATATTTATGGATCACTTGATGCCGATCTTCATCCAGCGCATGTATTGATCATCGGGATCGTTCAGGGGAATACCAGACAGAAGCAGAGTCTCTGACAGAGGATACTCTGTATCAAATGCCTTTAGGCTGTGCATCGTGTTGAAACGGTTCTGAGGTTCATTGGATCTGCCCTGCAGGGCAACCCAGGTACCTCTTGGTATGTGATCCAGCCAACCCCCATTGCGCATGTTGTTGGTGCTGCAATTGATCACCAAGCTGGCAGGCGGTACATCATAGGTGATAGTGTTGGCGTCTGCAGCTATGCTAACCAATCTGCCCTGTTTATGTAGCTTGGGCATGATTCGCTGGCTGGCTGCCAGATATTCTGGATTCAGGTCCACGTCTATCATTGTGCGGAAAGGAACCTGTTTGATCAGCATGAAAAGTGCCATGTTACCATACCAGCTGCCTAGAGAATATACAGTGTTGAATTTGTTGATATTTTCTTTGGCTAATAAGCGTTTTAACGCCCCGCACATCCACAGCTTGCTCAGCTGCAAGCTGGGTGCAAAACTGCCTTTCAGAGTCTCTGGTGCTGATTCTGAGATCATGCTCTATTTAACGGCTATGCACGCGAGTCTTGATGGCAGTACCGCTCAATAGCCTGCTGTTGTGCCTTGATTTAATGTTCTTGAGATCTGTGCGCAGCAGCTCTATCTGACGTGCCTGTTCTCTGACCAAGCGTTCCAGATCTGCTACTCGCTCATCCATGTTCTGATGCTGCGTGCTCATGCGGATATTTACCCTGCCAAGGCAAGGAAGGGGCGCATAGCGCCCCTGCCCACACACCAATCTGCGCAATCTGGCAGTTACTTGGTGATTATCTGCGCAAATGTCTTGCGATCTTCGGCCTTCTGTGCAGCAGTGAGTGGCACATAGTCCAGTGCTTCTGCTTCCTTGTCGTGTGCAAAAGCAAATTCAAAGAACTTGATGGCGTCTGCAGAAGCTTTCTTGTCTTCTGGCATCTTGTACATCACGATGTAGCTGGTTGCGATCATTGGCCAAGCACCCTGGAAGCTCTTGAGATT